TGGTTCTTGTAATCAGGGAACTCTCTGTAAATAAAAACACGACCAAGGTCATCCACCCTAGCCCATAGAAAGAACCAGTTCCGGTCTCCAGGGGTAGGGTCACAAACCATGTAGTTAGTGCCTTCCCTGGGAACATCAGAGGCTTTGATGATGTTGCGATCCGTGAACCGAGGGAACTTGCCTGTAACAGGATTGGAGACGTAGCCGTAGGCCCTAATCTCCAGCTCTTCCCTGGTCCTCCCTTTGAGGGTCTTCTGCAACCTGTCAAAAGGCGTATACGGGTTCCACTCGGAGAAAAACCAAAACAGCTTGCCGCTACCATTTTTGGTCCTGCCTTTATACGGCATGTGACCAGGAGGGACTCCAGGGATTGTGCCAGGGCTTTTAGGATCAATCAGCTTAGCCTCTCTAGTCTCCTCGATCATGGCACCGTCCATGGCCGATTTAACAGCAGTAGAATACCCCTCGATTGGTGTAAACGTGATGAGCATCTTCCCCTTGCGAGAGACAAGACGGTATTTAAGCGTCTCTACCCAGGCTTGTGGCACCAACTCATCAAACCAGATCAAGTCCAGCTCAGTTCCCTCCAGGGTGCTGAGATCCTGAGTGTAGTTCTTAAACCACATCTGAGAGTGGTTAGGGCCTACAATAGTCCTCCCTGAGAAACCGTTCTTCTGGGTGAAAGAGATGTTCGCTACAGAACGAACAGTCTTTTTCTGCTCCTTCCATTGCAACGGAAGATACGTGTGAATGTAGGGTTGCTGAACCTGTATACTAGAGTCATTGCTAGAGTGGCAGCACCAGATCTTCATGTTGGGCCTGTTCACCATGGCCCTGACCATCCTCGAAGCTAGGTAACGACTTTTGCCACCACGATTGCCACCGAAGATGTAAATGACATCGATGTCAGGATTGTCGATTGCATCATCAACATCTTTCCAATGATTAAAGACTCCAGAGGTATTATGATGATCCGTTCCATAGGTGTAGGGATCAGCAGCCTCTAGCTCAATCAGTTCTTCCCTCTTCTGATAATACTCAAGAAGTTTCCCCTGATCATTCAGAGCTTCAGCCTCTTCCCTGGAAGGGATCTTGATGATGGGATGCGGAGTCCACTTCATGCCCAACGATCAAGCTGCTTTGGAACACCCTTGCAGATCAGCTTATCTGTCCCTTTCTCTACCCACACAGGAATCTCCAGGCCCTTTTGGAACAACTTGTTGTCCTTCACCCTCACCAACCCTATCTCGGTCTTAATCAGGCTCCTGTTGAAGGGCCTGTCTACTACCTTGGTCATCTTTGGCTCTTTACCAGCTCTCCACCTGAGATCAGGTGATTCCAGCATGGACCTACGCTTGGCAGGTCTTCCCCTCGTTCGCTTTTTAGTTTCAGACATAAAATAACTCTTCGCAAAAGGTGGTCCTAGGTAGCTTCTGGCTCTTGCTCATGTTGCACCTAGGACAAGCCACCCTGAGATTCCAAGGCTCATGCGGGCCTCCCTTAGAAATAGGGATGTGATGATCAATGTGATAACCAGACTCAAAGTCCCCACAATAAAAACACGGTTTGCCTACCAATGGATTCACCATCAAATCAGCCCAATCAGAACAACCCTGTGCATCACCTTGCCTCTTCTTGACCCTATACTTGTGGCAATGAAGATTGTGCTTATCCAGGTTAGCCTTCTTCCACTTGCGACTACAGGCCCTTACAGAGGCCTTGTTGGCCTTGTAATAGGCATTGCCATAAGACCTATACCTATCAGGGTTGCGGGCCTTCTTGGCCGCACAAGAACACCTATTGGAACAATACTTTGCCCAAGGCATCTTCGATTCATAAGTGGCACCACAGACCACACATTGCTTTTCCATGACTCCTCCCAAAAGCCATTTACCAACCCGGTGGGAGAAGTGCATTTGTCAACTGGGGTGTAGAGGGAGATCCGCAACGATTCTTGCATATCTGGCAAGTTAGTGACCCCCCCTACCCCCTTTGTCTATGCGGTGTTTGCCACCTTTCGCACAATATCTCTTATGTCTAATTAAGTGGTTTACCCATGGTTGTTCCCTGGCAACGACTTAGGCTCAACAACCTCTGCCTCTATGACATCTTTCTCTCTTTTAGTGGCCTCAAGCAGTTCTTTTAGGCTATCTGAGGTAATCTGGACGGACCTGTGTTCAACAATTGTCGAAGGTTGGCCCTCTATCTGGAGAATTTTGTCAGTCACGATGCCAAAGGGGACGGAACAATCTTTCCCCTTCATTTCCCCATTCTCTACTGCCTCATGCATCTTACCCAACAGTGCATCCCTAGTTGCTTTAAGTCTGTTGAGCAGAGCAGCTTTACCATTAGCCTCTATATCCTCCCTCTTGGCTATAGCTGCTATGGTTTCTTGCTTGGTACTGAAGATTGCTGAGAGGACTTTCTGTGAGACACCCTCCTTGATCCCTCTGACCAAAGCATCGTATCTCTCAGGGTCCCTCTTCTTGAGTTCCTGTCCTGTATATTGGGTGTCAGTTGGTTTCCTTTCACCCCACTTTGTGAGACTGCCTTTAGGCATAAATTAATGGGAGGTGGAGAATACTAGACTGTATTCTTCCAACCTCCCATCCAAGTTTAATTATTTTAAAGGCATTCTGCAATACCTATGTTAGTCACCATCAGTCAAATCCTATGACTGGGCCTCCAAAGAAGCTCTTGAGGGCCTTGAGGCCTCCTACAGTGCCATTGAGGCATGTCAGGACTACATCAGCCATGGTGAGGCAATAGATGCGTTCTGTGTCGAATCCTTTGATGATGTAAGGCTCCCATGATTCTGGGTCATCAGAGGGTTGTTTTACGCCTGACCATGGCCCTGCGACTTGGGTGAGGGCGTATCTGCCTCCTTCCACTGGGACGTAGGTAGCCATGATCATGTAGTTTGTCTTTGGGTTCCACCATTGGGCGGTGACTCCGTGTTCGTGCCTGAGGCACACTGTTGGTTTTAGGTTCATTGGTATTCTTCTCTTTGTAACCCCAACCCTCACAGTCTGGACAAAGATCCTGGGTCCTAGGTGTCACTATCCACCCGGTTCCTCTGCATGTCTGGCATATCACGCGGTTTCTTTCTTCTAACTGGCCTTCCATTGAATTGAGCTGGGTCTCCACCTCTGGAGGACCAGAAGTGTTTGCATCCCTTGTCAATGTCAGTGGCTAGGCCCCATAGATCCAACCCGTCGTCGTTCTGTTGTGGTATGTCTTCCATTAAAATGGGTATGTCAGTTTCTCTTGAGGAAGAGCGTAGAGGTCACCTCTGCCAAAGTTGGTTATGTTCTCCTTGGCCAGTAGCTCTTGTTTAGTGGCTAGGCCCACAAACTTGTAGGTGGGGAATGTGCCTACCATGAGTGCGTAGAGATCCACTCCATCACCCTTCCACTTGGCGGCTATGAGGTGTCCCTTGGCGTATTTGGTGGTCTTGATATCCACGGTGAGACCATTGTGAAGGATGCAGTCAGCCTCTGGTATCACATCTATTTGGAAGTCAGGGTAGACGTTGAAGATCTTGCAGTAAGCCATCTCACCCGCAATGCCCTCCAGATCGGTCTCCTCATCACTCTGAGGGCCTTTCCGCACGTTCACCTTGCCTTGTTCCCTGGCGTGTTCGTAACGCTTCTTAGCAAGGAATCTTGCGTATTTCTGCTCTTCAGGTGATAGGGTGACTTCCATAGGCTAGAGTTGTGTCCAGGTGTTTGTCACCTTGACCAAAAAATCCTGTTCAGACATTGCGTTAAGTATGGAGTGATCAGCCTTCACTGACTTCACACTGGTCTCTGATACATGCTCATCTTTCAGCCCTGTATCCCTGATGATCTTCCAGACCTGACCACCCAGGTTCCTGACCCACTCACCCTCAAATGGGAACCTGACGTCATCAATGATCAGCATGTTGTATCCATGGTTCCTGTAGTGGTTCCATGTCTCCAGCAATCGTTTGATCCAGATGTCCTTTCCATGCAGTTCCTTCATAGACTGACCTACTGCCTGATATACTGGCCTCAGGACTGCCTTGTCCTCTTCTTTGTAGGTGCCGAAGATCTTGGCTACCTCTGCCTTGATCGGGTCGGCAAAACCCAACCTGATAGGCACTAGGCCTTGCTGTTCAGCTAAAGCAATGAGGTGCCTTGCTGCTGTAGTTTTCCCACTGCGTTTGGTCCCTGCCAAACCTATGATGAATTCGCTTTTCTTCCCCGTCATCAGTTCCACCTGTTGTTTACCTGCGCTTCTTCGTCTTCCTCTTCCTCTCCCTCGTCGTCCTCAATCTCTGAATATTCCTCCACATCAAAGTCTGAATCTGCCTGACTCAGAATAGACAACCCATACATCAGGTTGCCTAGTTGCTGGGGGGTGTTCACTTCATTGAGACATTCGACGATGTTACCTTCATGGTCTTCGAGAGAGATGGTGATAATCATTTGATGGAATTGACTAGTATGGGGCCTTCCTCGACTCCTTTGAATCTACTATTCCATCGCGTGTATTCCAAGCTCACCTTAGCCTCCTGAACCCCATTTCGATTCTTTCGGATCCAGAGGTTCACAATCCCATCATCTGGTTCCTCATCAGAGGTGTTCTTCATGAGAAAAGCTACACTGTCAGCGTCCTGTTCTGCTGTCCCAGAATCCCTCAGGTCTGACATCCTGGGTATCTGCTTCTCACGCTTCTCGATCTCCCTGTTCATCTGAGCCAACAAGATCACGGGAACCCCACATTCCAGTGCCATGACCTTGATGGTTCTGGTGATTGCTCCGATCTCATTAACCCGGTTCTCATATCGTCCACCGCTCCTGATGAGAGTCAGGTAATCAATGACCAGCATGTCCACTCCCTTGTCCTGAACAAACCTCCTAGCTTGGGACCTAAGCTGATCTACGGTGATGGCCGGGGTATCCTCGATATGGATCGGTAGCTCGAAGAAATCTTTGGTCGCCTTGGCAAGTTTGTTTTTGTCGCCCATGCCTGTCTTGAGATAGTGCCTGACATCCTCTCCCGACATGATGGCAACAGCTCTTTCGGCAATGGAGTTGTAAAGCATCTCAAGAGACCAGATAGCCACCTTCTTGCCCTGCTTGGCTGCTTGGATAGCGAGGAACATCGAGAAGGCAGATTTACCGCCACCTGGACGTCCAGAGATGATGTAAACAGCCCCAGGGAGAAACCCTCCAAGCTTGTCATCCAAACCATAGATCCCGCTCTTGATGGAAAGGTCTGGGACACCACCATCCT